TGGGTCCGAGGTGGCGTTTTGGGAGAACACGGACGATATCAAAGCCGGTGTGTTCCAGGCAGCGGAGATGGCCGAGGAGATCATACTTGAATCCACAGCCAATGGCCTGGGCAATATGTTCCACCAGATGTGGCAGGATGCAGAGCGGGGCCTATCTGACTATATCGCTATCTTTATCCCCTGGTTCTGGCAGCCAGAATACCGGAAGCTCACACCAGACGGATTTAAACCAACAAACGAAGAGATCAAGTATCAATCGGCATACAAGCTCGACAATGAGCAAATCTACTGGCGGCGGCTCAAGATCGTTGAGCTTGGGAATCCTCTCCTTTTTAAGCAAGAGTATCCCGGCAACGCCGCCGAAGCATTTCAGACAACAGGAATTAACAGCCTGATTCCAGCAGAATCGGTGCTTGAAGCCCGTAAAACCATGGGTGTTGCAAAGTATGGAGCCTATGTGGTGGGCTGTGATCCTGCACGGGAAGGGAAGGACTCCACCACATTTATAAGGAGACAGGGCCGGATTGCCTGGGGCCTTGATTCGCATATTCACCTTGACGACATGGCAAAGGCAGGTGTGGCCCGTAAGATACTGGAAGCCGAACCCGTGGATATGATGTTCATTGACCGTGGTGGTGGATCCGGGATGTATGACCGGCTGGTTGAAATGGGATTCGGTAAGCGGATCCGGCTTGTCAACTTTGGCGGCAAGGCGTTTGATCCCGACAAATACAAAAACAGACGGGCCGAGATGTGGGATGGGATCAGGATTTGGCTTGAATCGGAAGAGGAAGTACAGCTTCCAGACCTTGACACCCTTCAAGCTGACCTTTGTGCACCTGGGTTCAAATATACTTCAACAACTCAAATTCAATTGGAAGCCAAGGACGAGATTAAGAAGAGAATAGGCAAGTCACCAGACGAGGGCGATGCCCTGGCGTTGACTTTTGCAGAACCCGTGAAACTCATTAAGACATCATCCCGGCGGCATAGACGCTCAGGGATGGCGGCATAAGGATAAGAATGGCTGAGGTTATTAGAGAGATTATTTACAGGAAGGTCAATGGCGAGTATGAGCCGGTGCTGTCCATCAAACCAAAGGTTGAGCGCATGGGCCACATGGCAAACTTTGCTATTCGCCTGGATGACCTATGGATGTACACACCAGACAAAAACCCCAACTTTGACAAGTGGATGTACAAGGTTGTCACGGAAATTTACAGAATGTTCAACCTTGGCGTTGTGATCTCAAGCCAAAAAATGGCCGAGGTTGCAAGTGTGATTGAGGATGGCATTGACGATCTGCTCAAGGCACCACCTGAGCCGCCCAGGGGCAGTATGTCAAAGGCCTTTGCTAAAGCCATGGGTGAAGCAACCATCAATGGAAAGACCGTGGAGTTTAGCTGATGGGAGACTATACGGTTTCCACAGAAAACTCTTCAATGTTTGGCATTGATGACAAGGAAGAGGATTACACCGCTGTCCCTGAGCAATCAGAAGAGGATATCGCCAGGCTGAACAAGGTCAAATCCTGGTGGAGCTATGCAAAATCTATCCAGTCAGAGGCCCGTGCCGAGTGCCTACGTGACCATGAATTTTATGACGGGGACCAATGGAACGCAGATGACAAGGCAGAGATCGAGGGCCGGGGACAGATTGCCACGGTCTTTAATCGTATCAAACCAACAACTGATTGGATCATCGGAAGCGAGAAGAAGAACAGGATAGACCATAGAGTTTTACCCAGGACCGCCGAGGATGCGAAGGGTGCCGAGAATAAAACCCAACTCCTGAAATATATCTCGGACGTGAACAAGCTCCCCATTGAACGCTCTCAGGCTTTCAAGGATGGGGTTATCAGTGGCCTTGGGTGGCTTGAGGCAGGGGTTACGCAAGACCCTACACAAGAGACAATCTTTATTGATTATGAGGATTGGCGAAATCTCTGGTTTGATCCGCTGTCTGTCCGGGTAGATATGAAGGATGCACGGTTTATCATCCGGCGCAAACGGGTAGACCTTGACGTTGCCTGTTCCATGTTCCCTAAGTTTGCCGGGGCAATCAAGATCATGAGCAACAATTCAACGTCTGCCTCTGATGCTTATTCCTACGATGCCACAGACGAAGAGACGGACGTAGAGGTTCAGATCGAGGGCAAGGGTGGGGAGCGTAGTTCCTTTGGTGCGAGAAGCCGCCTGGAGGTTGTTGAGTGCTGGTACAAAACCCCTGAAAAGGTTTCTGTCCTTGAACACGGAACAGAGGATATCGGCACCCTGAGAGGACAGCGATACTATCCAGACGAACCAAAACATATGGAGCTTGTAGACAACGGTTTTGCCACCACCACAGACGCAATCAAGATGGTGGTCAAGTGCATGATCTTTGCCGGGGACATTATCTTGCAGGATACTGATTCCCCTTACAACCACAACAGGTTCCCTTTCATCCCTATCTGGGGTTTCCGTAAAAAGAAGGACAATACCCAATACGGCATTGTGCGGAATCTCCGTGATGTCCAGGACGATTTGAACAAGAGAAGGTCCAAGGCCCTATTCATTCTGGCCACAAACCAGATCATTGCAGACAGCGATGCTGTAGACGATTGGGACGAGCTTGCAGACGAGGTAAGCAGACCGGACGGCATCATTAAGAAAAGGAAAGGGGCCGAGCTTGAGATCAACAACGAGCGAGGTTTGGCACAGGAACACGTTCTCCTCATGAACCAGGACGCAGAATACATTGAGGCTGTAGCCGGTGTGACAGACGAGCAGATGGGCCGGGAGACGAACGCCACCTCAGGCAAGGCTATCGAGGCCAGGAAGGAGCAGGGCAACATTGTAAACTCTGAGCTGTTCGATAATCTCCGGATCTCAACTCAGCTCCTTGGAGAAATGCTCCTATCCCTGATCGAGCAGTACTACACAGAAGAGAAAAAGTTCAGGATCACCAATGATAAGAACCTGCCCGAGTTCGTGACCATTAATAACACTGACCCTGAATCAGGCGAGCTGAATGATATTACCGCTGCCCAGGCTGATTTCATAGTTGATTCATCGGCATGGACGGCAAGCATCAGGCAAGCCACCTTTGAAACACTGATGGAGATGTCAACAAAGATGGATCCCCAGGTAGCTCTCTCCCTGCTGGATCTGATCATTGATCTGTCAGACATCCCAGGAAAGGAGGATCTTGTCGCACGTATCCGGTCAATCAATGGGCAGTCTGACCCTGAAGCAGATCCCAACGACCCGGAAGCGCAACAGGCGGCCCAGGCGAAGCAACAGGCAGAACAGGCCCAGGCGCAGTTTGAACAGACCATGCAGAACCTTGAAATGCAAAAGCTACAGTCAGAAGTTGGAAAGAACAATACTGATTCCGAGGCTACACGGGCCGGTATGCAGTATGACAGGGAAAAGCTGACCATTGAAAAGGCCAAGGCCCTGCATGATATCCAACTTGGAAACAAGCAACTTGAAAGCAACAACGAGCAAGCCAAATCCAAAGACCGGATACTTGCCACCAAACAAGGCGTGAGCGGTATTAAGTCTGACAACAAGAAAAAAGGAGCAAAGTAGACATGGCAAGACACTTTACAGATGAAGAGTTAGAGGGGCTATCGGAAGAGGAGATCGAGGCAATCAATGAACCTGAGGGGGATGACGACGATGATTTTTCTACGAATGACGATTCCGATGATGACGAAGATCCTGCAACAGACCTTGATAAGGATATCGAGTCTGATGACGGCACCGTTGACGATCACGGCACCGATGATGAAAACAAGGCTGGTAAGGATGCAAGCAAGGAAGCCGAAACGGTTAAACCTGCGGATAATGATGCAGGAGACAACCCTGATGATGATGATCATAAACCAGCTAAAGTAGTAATCACAGAACATGATACCAAGATTGCCGAGCTTGAGAAAAAGTTCAATGACGGTGATCTTGACTTTGACACATATATCAAAGACCGCCTGGGCCTGGAGCGAGACAAGACCCGAGAGATAGTCCGAGATGAAGCGGTCAGAATGTCAGCCGAGAACACATGGAAGTCTGAGCAGGAAACATTCTTCTCCTCTAACGATCATCTGAAAAGCAATCCCATCGTTTACGATTCCTTTGCAAGAGAAGTCAATAAGCTGCTGAACGACAAGGCATGGGCCAGTAAGCCGGGTAGTGATGTCCTGGCCAAGGCAAAAAGCCTGATCGAAACAGCCTACAACATTAAACCACCAGCCGGTGACGGGTCAAAAGGAAAAGCAGCTGTCCGGGATGCCAAAAAAGCATCAGCTAACAGGGCCACACCTCAGACACTTAAAGATGTGCCAGCAGCAGACGGCAACATGGATGGTGGGTTTGAATATCTGGATAAATTGGACGGGGCCGCCTACGAGCTGGCCATTTCCAAGCTATCTACAGAAGAATTGGACGCATACGCAAGGGCATAGTGTCCTTGTGGAAATAAGGTCAGGGTTCTTATAGCTCCCCTGGTGAGTCAGGGCAAGACCGATCACAAACTAAAATAAGGATTTTAACCATGAGTAAGACAATTATCGGTCTAAATGACCCCAAGGCGGTAAAGAAATACTCCGCATTCCTGGCCGTAGATGCGCCTCGTAAGTCTTTTTGGGCCAAGAAGTTTACAGGCCCGGAGGGAGGCTCTACGCCTGTCGTCAAGATTGACAGGCTACAGAACGACGCAGGGGAGTACGTTTCCTTTGACTTGAACGTTCAATTGAAAATGAAGCCCGTAGAGGGTGACGACATCCTGGAGAACAAGGAAGAGAAACTCAAGTTCTACACGGATGGGCTGTACATTGATCAGATGCGAGGCGGCGTTAATGCCGGTGGTCGCATGACCCGGAAGAGAACCATTCATGATCTCCGTAAAGTTGCAAAGGAGAGGCAGTCCGATTGGTGGGCAAGGGTTTTTGATGAGCTTCATTTTATGTATATGTCCGGTACCAGGGGCGCAAACAGCGAGTTCATTTTTGACGCAACCTATCCCGGCTTTGCCAACAATGCCCTTTCTGCCCCGGATTCCCTGCACCATTACTTTGCCAATGACAAGACCAAGGCAACACTGACAGCGACAGATACCATGTCTATAAGCGGTATTGATCAGCTTGTTACCCAGGCTGAAATGATGGGCGGCGGCACCCAGGAAACTCCACAGATTCAGCCATTCAAGCTCGATGGTGAGGATCATTTCCTTTTGCTCATGAACCCATGGCAAGCATACTCCCTGCGAACGGATACCGGGGCCGGTAAGTGGCTCGACATCCAGAAGGCCCTTGCCACCTCGGAAGGTCGCAAGTCTCCAATCTGCAAGGGTGGCCTTGGAATGCACAACAATGTTGTTCTCCAGAGTCACAAAGGGGTTATCCGCTTTGATGATTGCGGAGCTGGCGCAGTTAAGGGAGCAAGAGCCTTGTTCCTTGGTGAACAGGCCATGGCCATTGCCTGGGGTTCTGGCGGTTCTGGCCTACGTTTTGATTGGCACGAGGAGAGCAGGGACAATGGAAACGTTCTGATCATCAGCACATATTCCATGTTCGGCCTGGAAAAAATCAAGTTCAACGGGCTTGATTACGGTGTGATTGCATACGATACGGCAGCAGATAAGCCCGCTGCAATTTAATCAAACCATAGGGGGCTGGCCGCTTGGCTGGTCCCCTACATTATAAGGAGCATTTTATATGCCAGTTTTTACAAGTGTCAATTTTGAAAAATCCATTCTCAGTCCTCAGTCAGCCGGAGAAGTCTATGTCACAGATGACCGGGCCGAACTTCCCATCACCCTTGCCCTGGGAGACATCATCAAAGTTGGGTATCTCCCTGCTGATTGTACTCCCGTGGATTTGACGGTTCACGTTACCGAGCTTGATACCCATGCAACGGATCTCCTGAGATATTCCGTGGGCCTCCTGGACGAAGCAGGAACGGACCTTATCGCCGGTACGGAATTTCTTGTGGGCGGTAAGGCCGAGGCAATCAAAACCGTTCGTGGTGATGGCGTGGGTTTCCTTACCACTCCCAGGGACAAGGTTAATGACCGGGCCATTGCGGTTAAGATCACAGCCGCCGGTGCAACTAAAGCGGCAGGAACCATGCGTGTGATCATGTCTTATCGTGCCTCTGAATACGGCATTTAATTTTATAACCACTTAACGGAGAAATAACCACAATGATCATGCAAACCTGTTTCACTCGATGTGGACAACCTATCCCGATGAGGGTGGAAAAGTTCGATTACCTGTTTACCGAGAATCAGCACGGTGATTTCACCTGCAACGTTCTCAGTGAGGACCATTGCAAACACCTGATTGAAACCGGCAATTTCAAGGAGTACGTGGCTCCTCACGTAGCTGAAAAAGGTGGATCAAAGAAATGATCCTTAATCGGATACTGACATTGATTGAAACGGGTGTTGCAGATCCCTCGTTCACCAGGGAAGCAGACATCATGCCCTTGGTGAACGAGTTTGTGGAGGAAACCAGCAACCTCTTTAATCTTCCAGACCTGCAAGCGCAAGAAGGGATTACCGTATCATCAGGGGACATATCCATTGAAATGCCGGTAACTTTTTCTCGGGAGCTTTACAGGGTTTACAACGATACCTTTATGAGGCTGGTAAGCATCCGCACAAACGTAGCTGTCCTGGAAGGGATGTACGATCCCTATGGTTCCCCTGGGGCTATAAAGGATGTGGCTCAAGACTCTGGAGTATTGTGGGTAAAGCCCAATCCCATTCAGGACCAAGAGTTAAGTTTGTTCTTTTACAGGAAACCGGTTCCCCTGGAGTTTGATGACGATGACGGTAAACTTGACGGCATCCCTGATCACCTATCCCAGGTTGCCGTGGATTACGTCTTGATGAGGCTGTTCACGCTTATAGAGGATGGGATCGAGGGACGTAAGGTTAACACCGAGCATTACACGGGCCTGTATAGCGTGGGCCTTGCAAAGATAGAAATGTATTGCAAACAAGCTCCAAAGAAGAAACCCAAGATTAAGCGAAGTGCGAGGTTCATCTAATGAAAACTGACGGCTTTGTGGGTATGAACAACGTCAAGGTAAAAGACCGAACGCTCGGAGAACCTTCCCTTCTCCTGAACGCTCACGTTGATATAGACGGGTCTTTGGAAAAGAGGGAAGGGATTCAACAGGTGGTTGCCTTGCCGGGTTCCCATAGCCTATGGACGAACGAGAAGGGCACTGTCTTGTGCATGGCAAAGGGTGATCTTTACCGGGTCGTTGATAAAAAAGATGTGGTTCTGCTGGCATCAACAGGGCAACCTGATTCACCAGTTTCTTACCTTGTGATCTCCGGTTTGATCTATATCTCCAACAGATATTGGACCGGGATTTATGATCCAGCAACGGACACCATTGAAAATTGGGGTGCGGCCGTGCCTGATGCTCCTATCTTGATGGTGACAGCCGGGAGCTTACCTGCTGGTAAATACATGGTGTGCATGACTGTTACGGGTCCAAGGGGCAGACCTTCCGGCAACGGGTCCATGACCGGCATAGAGCTAACCGAGGCAGGGGGGATATCAATCTTAAACCTGCCTCCCCTGGGTTCGGCATGGGTAACGGATCCTAATGGCAGTCAGTTTTATTATTCTGGCACAGAGTCAGACATAACCGCCTTGCCGTTTCCAGACATGATACCGACTTTGTGGGGAAGCCCTCCCAAACCCATGACCTGTCTATGTTACGCCTTTGGCCGGGTGTGGGGGGGATGCGGTTCAAGGTTGTATTACAGCGAACCTTTCCAGCCTGAGCTATTCAAGTTGGGTGAAGCCTACTTTGAAGTTGGGGAACCCATCGGTAACATAGCCAAAACCAACGGCGGGTTATTCGTAGGATGCAAAGACCGCACCTTCTTTTTTGCCGGGGTAGATCCTGGAGCAATGGTTCAACGAGAAGCCGGGCCGGGAGTGGTTCCGGGTTCCCTGTGCTATGCCAATGATTTTGGGGAAATGGGGCGCAATGTCCCTATCTGGATTGGCACAGACGGGGTTTATGCCGGGAATGCAGAGGGTCACATGGTCAACCTGATCAAGAACAAGATCACGATGAGCGCAAGGCAGGAGCAGGGCGCATCCATCTACAACGTGAAGAATGGCCAAACAAGAATGATGTTTTCATATCAGCAGGGCAACAAGGATTTAGTCATGGGCGATAATGCCGCCTGTGAAATTATCCGAAACGGATCTTTAATTTAAATAACCATGGGGATATCCCATTATAAACAGGAGTAGCAAAATGGATTCACTTATTCAGAGTACAGACATCGGGGCGCAGTTGGCAGCAGACGTAGAAATTGCCCATGCCCTCAGACACCACAAGGACAAGTTGGGCTTTCAGGGTTTTGTTACGGCAGAACACCGCCGGAATGGAGAGGTTCTTTGTCGGCAGTCAGGCAAGAACACTTTCACCACAGAAGGTATGGCATTCATGTTGAACACCATGTTCCATGATATTGCCAAAGCCGCCGCCCATATCTGGTATGTGGGTATTTTCAAGAACAACGTAACCCCTTCCCTGGCAGATACCGCCACAAAGTTGGGCTCCGGTAATGCCTATGGCGAGTGCCAGGATGCCGATTACGATAACCCCCTCACCAACAGGCCAGTTTACGCAACAGAGGACACAACCACAGCGGTTATCTCCAATGTTAATGCCAAGGCCCATTTTGTCATGAACTCTTCCATCACTGTTTACGGTGCGTTCCTCACCAACAAACAGGCAAAGACTGACAGCTCCGGTACCATGATGTGCGCAAAACGGTTTGGTACTCCCAGGGCGGTTATTGCTGACGATGAAATTTACGTAACTTATCAAGTAACGACAACCACCTCATAAAAAGCCTTTAAACAATGAAATTTAGCTATATGTTGCATTATTAATCCATAGCTGGTATGTTCTTTTAGGTTAATTATTTTTTTTCACAAAGGAGCATACCAGTTATGAAAAACACCCATGAAATCAAAGGCAATGTAGTGAAAGTAACCGTTCCTTACAAAGATGGAGAAAATTTTATCTTTACTATTGATCTTGATGACCTGCCGATAGTTGACAGTAAAGCATCATGGTCGATGGATAAGAACAAAACCTCTGCCGTTGCCAATTTTCGTGAAGAGGGGAAGATGTGCAAAGCTACCATGCACCGACTTCTTACTGGCTGGAAGAATGTTAATTT